ATCAGGATAAAAGAATGCCTATCAAAATTGATAGAAATTCGAAGCACACTTTCGGTGGTACAAAAAAGTAATTTTTAATATCCCGAAATAATATCAACCGAACTGGAGGCCGTTTAACGACGGCAGGTTCATAAGGAGTAAACTATGGCAAATAGAAACACAACTGGATTTGGTCTTATTGCTCAGGGAACGCTCGGTTCAACCGATCAGTCTCAGGGTCAAGGTAAGTACTACATCGAGGCTAACTATGCTACGTCATTATTTCAAGGCACTGCTGTAAAGCAAGCTGCTGGATTTATAGTTACAGCACAGGCGGCAATCACTAATACTTGTATTGGTGTTTTAAATGGTGTGTTCTACAACGCGGCAACTACACAGAAACCGACGTTTCAGAACTACTATTCACAAGTTACTCCAGCCAACTCTGAAAACATCACAGCGTTTGTAATCGACAATCCTCACCAACTTTATGTTGGTATGATTGACACAGCTATACCTATCGCAAATATGGGTAAAACTTTCGGTTTCGCTACTACTACTGGTTCAACAACTAGTGGTCAGTCAACAAACAAAATGTTGTTAGCAGGGGCTCACGCTACAAATAATACTTGGAGAACTGTAAGAATAGCAGAAGATCCTGAAAACGAAGACATCACAGCAGCTAACTGCTCTGTTATTTTTGTTCAGAATCTTAACCAGTATAATAACGGCGTGACAATGAGTTAATAGGAGCATATAGACATGGCAATATCACGAGCACAACTAGTTAAAGAACTAGAACCAGGCCTGAATGCACTATTCGGACTGGAGTACAAAAGGTATGAAAATCAGCACGCTGAGATTTATACTGCAGAATCAAGTGACAGAGCTTTCGAAGAGGAAGTAATGTTATCTGGATTCGCTAACGCAGATGTAAAAGCAGAAGGTCAAGGAATTGCGTACGACGACGCGCAAGAAACTTACACTGCTCGTTACACTATGGAAACGATCGCTTTAGCTTTCGCTATCACAGAAGAAGCAATAGAGGACAACCTTTATGACAGACTTTCTTCTAGATACACAAAAGCTTTAGCTAGATCTATGTCCAACGCTAAAGAAGTTAAAGGTGCTTCACCTTTGAATAATGGTCTACCGTCAGTGACGGGAACATCAACGTTCAAAACAGGTGATGGATCTAACTTAATGGCTACAGACCACGCGACTATCGCTGGAACTGTATCTAATACTTTAGCAACTCAAGCAGACTTAAACGAAACTTCATTAGAACAAGCATTGATTGATATCGCTGCTATGACTGATGAAAGAGGTTTAAGAATTGCAGCTAAAGGAG